AAGAAATGAAAAACAACAACAAGATTAATCTCTGGATCAACAATATTAATTACCACACCCCCAATAGTACTTTTAGGATGTGGTACAACAATTTTCTTTTGACGATTTCCTAATGCAGAAATTATCTGTTGTAGTAAATCCTCTCTACTAGAAGGTGTTTTAAACTTGAATATAACGTTCTTTGTTTGACTTAGATCCTTACCAGTAATAAAATTATTAACTACCTTTTTGTTTGATAATAATGAGAATTGTATCAACTGCTTGTTTATAGTATACTTATCACTAGCTTTCATAGCTAATGTAGTATGAATATCATAATTTCTTCTTGGCAACTTAGATTTAAAGAGATGAACTAGATTGGCAATCTCATCCTTTACTCGTTTATCCCTTCTCGCTCTTTTCTCAGCATCAGTAGTTTTGGTTGCCATTGCCTTTTACTTTTATTTATTCTGATACCATCTCAATGTCCTCTATACAATCAACAGTAACTTCATGAGTATCAATACGATACCAATGCTTATCAATACCTAGAACATCAGGATAGTATCCAAGATATTCTATTTCATCAGTATCATTCTCACGTAACCATGCTTGCAACCTATGGTGCATTAAATCATGTTTGCTTATCATCTCGTTCCTTAATCTTATCATCCATATATTCTCTCATATTTTCTATGAGATCTTGTGCATCTACAAGGTTATCAATGTCTGCTAAGAAATTAGCAATGTGTTTTGCTACGTATGGTTTCTCACCACGTGCTGCAAATGCTAGAGCATCCCTTAGATGTTCTTGTGCTGCTCTTAATGAATCTTCTACTTGTCTTGTTAACATTATCTGTCTCCTTTTTGTCTGTTTTCTGAATAGTGAACATCAAATGATCCACCAGGATATCTCTTCTCTAACTTAGCAACATTACGTTCGATAACTTCATCGAAAGATACGTCCAAAGCCATACAAGCTTGTGCCACGTACCACATAGCGTCACCCAACTCAATAATAAGATGCTCTCGATTGTCGTCATTCCAAGGTTTACCTTGAAACACCATCTTCTTAACAATCTCAAGAAACTCACCAGATTCAGCAGCAAGCCCAACGCCAGCAGTGGTAAGACGTTCAATATTGGCACCTTGTCTGTCAAGTTCACCCATACGGTCAGCAAGAGAGACAAAATCTTTAGAACAATCCGACGTGACAGCATCCACGAATACACTGTACCGATCAAAGTCAACATGTTTGGTCATACTTTTAATGATTTAAATTTCTGAAATTTATTTAGAACGCTAGGTTTGACTTCATCAGAACTTACCTTCGTAATGACCGTAGCACTAGAAGGTTGTTGTTGAATCATGCCATCCTGAGCACTTTGCTCTACATCATACAGCTTCATCTTCGATCTGTCAATACCCACAGCAAATCTCTTGTTAATTGTAGGATCATTGTATCGGTTCTTTAACTGTTTAACTAGAATTTGTCCAAGTTCTTCAGTTTCGTCAGTAGATATGAGAGCGAACATAAAGTCAGCAGTAGCAGGGAGTCCGAAAGATTCAGATGTGTCGGTAAGGTCAACATCGCTAGAACCGAAACCAGAACGAGTAGTTTGAGTAGCACTAATAATAGGTACGTTGTTTTCGACAGCCATACCCCTAAGTTCTTCAGCAATCGCTTTAACATAAGTATAAGAATTTACAGTAGATCCTTTAAATCTCTGTGAAGCACAGATATTAAGATAGTCAACAAAGATAAGATCAGGTTTAAAACTTGTCTTCAATGTAAGTTCATTTAATAATGACTTAAAATGACCCACGTGTGCTGATGCTGTAGGGTACTCTTTAATGATTAACTTACCTTGTGTTTTCTTTTGAAGTTTCTGAACCTTACTATCAAATATTTGTTTAGGTAAACCTGCAATGTCCTGTATATTAACACCTAAAAGATTAGAATCTATCCTCTCTGCAATCTTTTCTTCAGACATCTCACAGGTAATGTACAATACATTCTTACCTTGTAGTAATGTTGCTGCTGCAACGTGACACATGAATAAAGATTTACCTACACCAGTACCTGCCAATGCAACATTCAATGTTTTATTTGATAATCCTCCCTTAGTAATCTTATTAAACATACTAAGATCAAAAGGTATCTTCTCTTCTACTCTGTTGTAGTATTCAAATCTCTCTGCATAGTTAGCAAAGTAATCATGACCTATACGATTATCAAATGAAACAGCAATAGCATCTGAAAGTATAGATGGTATAGCACCTTTATCTTTCTGCTCATCCTTACCATCTGCTATTTGTATACTCTCTAGTAATGAGAGATATATTGCTCTATTCCTACACCATTCCTCAGTAGAATCTACTAACCATGTTTGATCTACCTTCTCTCCACTCACCTTATCAAGTGATTCAAGAGAAGATTTAAACTGTTGATCAGTTAAACTAGTAGTATTCTGTAAGTCAATTGCTAATGACTCTTTGGTAGGACACTTAGCATACTTATCAATAAAATTTGATATCAAGGTGAACAGTAGTTTATTCTGCTCCTCCTCAAAGTATTCTTTCTTTAGATATGGAAAAACCTGACGACGAAACTGATCGTTCGTTACTAGGTTATTAAGTACTGTAAATTCTAAAGAGTTCATTCATTCCCATACTTAAATTCTTTAGCAGCACACTCATCAAGTGCTTGCATTATTTCTGGCGTGAAATATTTGATAGGATCGGCAAGAATAGCAGAAGGATAAACGGAAGATTCACCAACAACAATCCTATTCCCCTTCCTTGTGAAGATTCCATGCTTTTCACCCAGTTCCAATAACCCATAATACTTGTCCAGTCCACGTTTGTCGAAAAATAGACGTGTTGCAATTTGTGTGTTCTCCTTAGTTAATCGTGACTTATATGTTTTAACCTTAATGATATTACCAATAATTTCTTTGCTGGTATCCTTTTCTTTTGACTTTGTTAGAGTCATAATAGTAGATGCTGCATACTTCAGACCACTACCACCACCCATATCAGATGGTTCACCATAAGGATTCATTGTTTTATATGTATGATTAGTTACAATCATAGGAATCTTAAGTTTACCTAGTTTACTAGTGATGATTCTAAACACAGATTTGATTGTCTGTGATTTAGTCATGTCTCTAACCTGCTTATCATCCAATGCATCATTCAGTTCCTTAGCAGACGCTAACATACCAAGAGAATCTAATACAATTAGAAGTGGTTTCCTATCCCCTTCAGATGTCTTTAGAAGGTTGTCTAGGATACGTATCATCTGAGTACGAAACTCCTCAATAGTATCAACTGGGAAATGCCATACTCTATCAGGATCTAAACCACGATCTTTAAATAGATCTGTAGTTGCTGCTGCTTCACTATCAAAGTAGAATACTGCACCATCCTCATTATTATCAAGGAAATCCTTAGCGATACCTATAGCATAAAATGTTTTACCAGTTGCTTGTTCACCAGCAATAGCAGTCACCCTGTTATCAGGTATACCACCATAGATACTACCACTTAATTGTGCATTTAGTATATAAGAACCTGTTCCTATAAATCCTTGCTTGTCACCAGTGATCAATCCATCTGATACAAGTTTTGCATAATCATTTTTTGCTTCTTTAGCAAGTGTGTCAAAGATACTCATACAAATAAAAACTCCAAGTTACTTTCTTTTTTAGTTTTCCATCCTATCACATCAAGAATATTCTTGAGTGGTCTGATGAATGATTTCTCGAATTGTGTACCATAATCAATTTGATTACGTACCTTTGGTATTTCTTCTGGGAAATCCGAGATGAATGACATAACATTCTGCCCCAATACGTTTGGTTCTTTCAAGTAAACATACTTAATCTTCTCACCCTCTTGGATGATTGGATATTTATGAACCAACTTGTTAGATCTTAGTTGGGAATTGTACAGAAGTGCACCTCTCACATGGATAGGACAACTTTTCTTGTACAGCGTAACAGGGTCTGACCATTTTGTCAACCCATTAACACTTCTAGGAAATGCTATTTCCTCAGGTGGCATACTATAGAACTTAGTTCTAAAGTCATCTATAAAGGTTATTAGATCCTCATTCTCCTTAGTCATTATGATGTCAAGAGCATCCTTAATCATCTGCCTACATGGTGCAGGTGTTGATGACTTGATTGCTTCTATACCCATCATCTTTAACTTTGCTGTCTCATATCTTACCCCTTCACTATCCCATACATTAAGAATATATCTCTTCTTGGCAGTCCATATACCTTTGTCGGCAATGTTCTCCCTCTTCATGACCATCTTCTGATCATACGCAGATACGTACGTCGCCAACTCCTGATAACAGGTGTCAATGTACGGTTCCAACTTGTCTTGGCAGATCTTATCCAGTATGGAAACAATCTTTGTTTTGTCACTAGACCTATCACTAAAAAATTTATCAACAAGAGGTCCAAGATTAAGATAGATTGAGTCGGTATCTGATGCAACGACATAATCTTCTCCTTCCGTTTTGAGAACTTTATTAAGATAATCATTCATCTTGTTCTCTATCCATCTGATAGATACCTGTCCTGATAGGGTGATTGCTTC